TGGGTAATGAAAGACTACGAAGGAATATGCACAGCAGGGTTTGTTCCGTCAGCAAATTGGAAAAGACGAGTTGATTTAGCTAATGCTGCACTAGCAAAAGGAGCCGACCATGAGCGATAAGGCGATAACGAGAGCGGAGTTTGAGGCGTTCTGCATAGCAAGCTACCCAACGGGGCAGGATTTCTCCAAAGACTCGGCTGGCAACTACACTAATGGCTGGATGATGGGCGCGTTCTTTATATGGCAAGCCGCCAAGGAGCAGTATGCGCCTAAGGTGCCGCAAAGCGTTGAGGAGTGGATTGACGACTTAGAAGATGCCGCAGTTGGTTATGTCACAGGAGCACCGGAGGCAGCAAAAGAATTAGCGCGAACAGCGTCTAGAAATCTTCGCGCACTCATGGCTGGCAAGGCGCTTGTGCCAGTTGAGCCTACTGACTGGATTCTGGAAGCAATAAGAAAGTATTCCGCAGCAAGATACCACCCTCAAAATGAATACTGGAGAGCAGAGCATATCTGGAAGTCCATCATCAAAGCAGCCAAGGGGGAGTGAATGAAATACTTAGTATTGATAGGCTTTATAGCAATAGCGTGGATTAGCGTTGATGATTACTCTATACAAAGAATGGGAGTCCCGATAGACTCATCAATAATACACACGGAGGGCGTAGCATGACAGAGTATTCAGATTGCGTGGAGTGTGGCAGGGCTATAAGCTCAAAGAGACAGATAGCCATACCTGGTGTTGATACCTGCGATAAGTGCAAGAAAGGACTCACGCAGGAAGAGAAGGACTTTATAGCAAGACAGTTCGTGCTGCTGAGTGAATAGAATAAGCCCCGTTATGGGGCTTTTCTTTATCTGTTCTCTTCTATGTATTTCTCAAGACCGCCACCAAAGAAGTTGTACCATAGCCTACCGATACCAGGTACCTGCCTCATAGCCTTAGACTCTTCTCCAACGAACTCTCCCTGCTGAGCCTTGTATATGTCAGTGCCTATTGCGTCAATCCAATCAAGCGGAGGAGCTATCATCTCTCCAAGAGCAGGGATAATCTGACCCTTAGAGACGTAGTTATCCATGACGTATTGGGACGAGCCGAACGTCTTGAATATGTTTTCGATGTAGTTGTCCTTGATTATATCCTCTGGGTTCCCGCCTCTTCCTAGCAAGAAGTCCTTAGTCTCTTGGACTGTAGCGCCCATCATTGGCATGATAGTTAAGTATGCCGCTGCGTTCTTCCCTGCCTCTGCGTAGTTGCCGCTCTTCAGGTTATGCACTACGTCTTTTCTTAGAACGTCAAGCTGCTTAATGCTGAACGTCTTGAGCATATACATCACTCTGCCATTTGGTGAGCGCAGGTATCCCTCTGGCATCTGAGATAACGAGATAGGCTGCACACCAGCAAGGTCTGAGTATAGTAATAACTTTACGTTATCACTTAGCTTCCCGCTATTCAGATCATTGACGAGTGAGCCGAACTCACCCTCAAATACTTTGCCATACTTATCGCGCAGACCCTTTATCCCCGTCTCAGACTTAGCCATTCCAACGGCCTTCCTATAAGACGAGTTGATGAAAGTCTCCTTGCCAAGCTTGTCCATTCTCTTAAAGCCAGTAAGCCTTAGCGACTTGTCCAAGAACTTCGCAGTAGAGCCAACGGACGCAAGCTCTGTGGAGGCTATGTCATCAAGCCCAAGGGACGCCATATCAAAGTGCTTCTTTCCTACTAACCCCTTAAAGGTATTCTTAAACCCATTGACATACATCGACATACCTATGTCGCCTATCTGCGTAAGGGCTGACAGAGGGTTTGCGATGGTGGTAGAGTAGCCTATGTTCCTGAGATTCTGGATAATCTTAGATGAGCTTTGCTCGCCAACGCCGAAGCGAACATCGAACAAGTCTCTCAATCTTTCTACATCTTGGTGCTTCATCTCGCCATTCTGTATGGCTTCATCAACATAGCTACCTATTGACTCTCCAAGGTTCTTGCTTCTTGCCGCCTTAGTTGCGCTGTTACGCCCAAAGAACTTGCGAGTGTTAATATCTTTCGTGGCTCTCTCAACATAGATGCTCATTGCATCAAGTGGCTTTGCGTAGAACTTCTCCATGCTAGGCAGTACGTTCTCGACCATGCGCTTCTTGGTGAAGGATAGCTTCCCATCAACTAGGTTAAACGTATGGCCCCGTAAAACAGAGTTAGTCACAGCGGCACGATCTAGCGCAGGAATATCATTAGCACTATCTAGCCCCATCTCTTTAGCCTTCAGTCTTAGCGCATTCTGCAAGAGGGTTCTGCGCTCACTGCCAAGAGACTTTAGCAGCCCGTCATAGTTGTCTACTATGCGAGGGAAGTAATTCTCTCTAGGCTCAAAGCCTTTATAGCCTGCCTCGTTCTCAAAGCGGGACGCTATGTCATCAAACACATTCTTGATAGACGCAACATGATCTTTTGCATCTGGAGAATATCTGCTTAGGACAGATTCCATTCCCTTGTAGTCACCATTCAGCATCATGCTATTCAGTGCAGCCTGCTCATTTGATGAAGCCTTTTTAAACATCTCTACAAAAGGTTGCAGCTTAGTCCTGTATGCGTGAGTCTCTTGCCCAACATTAAAGTCTAACTTCAATAGGGCGGCGTGTGCCTTCGGGCTAATGCGCTCAATGTTCGTGGATAGAATGCCGAGTATCTTTTCAAAGCCCTTACTTACAGCGCCTGGAGTCTGCCCTTCTTGCATTGATCTGACTGCAAGTATTTCTTGCGCTGACTTCTGTGAACTCACTCTTAGCTTTCTGTCAGACTTGATTAGCACATCATCAATCTGCTCGGAAGTAAATCCTGTGTGAGCCATTACAGCTTCTTTCATTTTTGCTGGCGTCACTCCGCTGGCGCTAAGGTCATCAGTTAGATTCTGAATCATATCGAATGATTCTTCAGCGGCCTTCTTTTCCTTGGGGATATTCCTGCCAAGCAAAGACCTTCTTGCGGACGGGGTTAAAGCCTTGACAACAGCAGACATGGCAGGAGCAGCGATTGCGCCAATTCCAGCAGAACCTGCAAGCTCTAATGGGTCGATCTCCCCCTTCTTGGCAAGCTGGTCTAGTGCGCTATACTCGGCACCAAACGCAGCACCTATGGCGGCGGTAGCCTTGTACCCTTGGTATGCCTTGGAGATTGGGATAAGCGTTGTGGGACTCATTAAAGAGCCTACAATCATGCCCGTTACTCCAGCAACCCCGCCGAAGTTATCCTCTGCCGCTACATCTGGGTAGTCTTGTGCCAGCGCCATCTCTTTAGCCTTGTTTAATACCTGACGCCTAACATCAGGAGAGGCATCCATGAATGCTTTTCCGTATAGCTCCTCTGGGGATTTGTAATCAAACCCACCTGACAGGCTTACCGATATTTTACCAAGAGGGAACATACTCTCAAGGTAGGTTGCGGCATTGCCAACATCCGTATCAGCCTTCCTGAATTGGTAGGCAAACCTGTCTGCTGCGCTCGACTCATTACCGCTAGGCTCTACAGGCGCTGCTGGCTGGTCGCTCTGTTGAGCAGATGGCGCAGATGCTTGCGGAGCAGAAGGGAAGTTTGCTTGTAAGAAGGCCAGCCCCTCTGGGGATATGGATGCTACATCCTTATTGGCAATAGCCTGCTGGTCAGCGGGACTCAGTGTAGAGAAGTCAGCCATTCTAGTTTCCTTGAGAATACTTTTGGTTTACTCTTGACTGCGCCTCTGCCTTCAATTCTTGAGGTGTCTTGACCGGCTTCCCTGCCGCTTTGTCGGAGTTATTCTTTGCAACTAGATTGGTGTACACAGCATCAACCTCTCGCTGCCTTCTTGCGCCTGCCATCTCTTCCGTCATGCGGTCAGCACTTGCAAGCATCTGCTCTTGTGCACTTCCAGCAGGAGCGGAAGGAACAGCATTAGCCGTAGGGATAGGCACTGGGGGGCTTGTCAGCACAGGGGCAATAGCAGCGGCAGCAACATCAATGTTAAATGGTAGCGGGGTATCCTGAGCTGGTGGCGGGGTAGCTCCAGGCATATTTGCCATTACTGCATCGACACTCTCCTCGGTAGCTTGAGCTACTCCAGACATAATCTTAGCTGAAGCTGCTGCAACCCATGCTTCCATGCCTGCATTTGGTGCCTGCATTTTTGCTAATGCGACCTGATCTAAAAACTGTGCCGAAGTTGTTGGCGGCCCTCCAAGCCAAGGGTTGTAGAGCGGCCTATCTTCCTTTTGAATCTGCGCTTCGATTGCAAGTGCCTGTTCAGCCTCATCCTTGGTAAGCGCCTTATACTCTGCTGGCTTTCTGCCCAATAGGTTAGCACTAAGAGTAGTGACCTGCCCCATAACGCCGACAACATCAGAGCCAGGAGTTTCCATCAGGATAGCGAGAGGCTCATACACTTCACCCATAGCGCGAATACGGGCTGCGTTTGTGGAGCGAGAAGCCTCCCTTGCCGATCTATCAATTTGCTCCTGCGCTCTTTGCGAGATAGAAAGGCCCGTATCAATCTGAGACAATACGTTTGCTTGCGTGTCCATCACAGCCCTTGCCGCAGCTCTCTCTTCTGAGGTGCCTGCATATTCATACGCTCTATCTGCCGCCAGCAGTCTCGCGGCGCTTTCATCTATTGCCCTCTCCTCCTGAGAGGCATTGAGGTCGTATGATTGCTGCGCTGTCTTAGTCTGTAGGTCGATTAGCTTGTTCTTCTTCTGCTCCTCTAGAGCCATGCTAGAGAGCTGTGCTGCCTGTGGGCCTAGCCCAAGCTGCTGTAGCATCTGAGTTGTCTGAGACACGCTCTGAGGGTCTTGTGGGTTAAATCCCTTGAGTGCGTCAGATACCTTCTCGGAGGTAGATCGAACATCTCTACCCAAGAGCCTACCTACTCCGCGCTGGAGCATCTCGTTTCGCTGGGGCTGAAGCTCTGCCATAGTCCCGACTAAAGGAGCTGCTACTTGAGCAAGTCCTGTTAGTCCAGACACAGCATCATCCCTACGCTTAAAGCCTTCCATCATCTGTCTTTGTTGCTTCTGCTCTGGAGACTCAAGTATGTCTTGGAACAGAGATGTGATATTGATAGCCATTATAGTGTCCTGTCTCTGTTATTGAACTGAGTTATAGTAGTCTAGCAGAGTCTGTGCGTTGAATGGCGTTGTGGTGCTGCCGCCACTCTGCTGACCTCCAGCTAGTAACTGGAACAAGCCTTGCAGCTGCTGCTGTCTCTGTGAGTTGATTAAAGACTCAAGGTTCAGTGAGCTGGTCATGCCCTGCATCCCAAGGTTCGTTGTTGCCTCGCCTGCGCCTGCTTGTAGGGCAGACTGTATTCGTGAGAGGTCAATGGACGGATTGAGCGCACTGATAAGCCCTGCCTGCGGAGCGTAAGCAGATTGCATGAACGCGGGGATAGACTGAGCCATTAATCCCTGCTCACCAAGCTGCGTCTGTAGAGCCTGTAGAGCCTGGTTAGAATACTGGCCCTGCTCCGCTCTTGCCTGACCCATCGCATTTACAGCCGTACCTGCCTGCTGTTCTGCAATCGCCTTCTCTAAGGCTAGCGCCTCTGGAGTGCCGCCGAACATCGAGGTCTTAACGCCAAGACGACCCTGATTGGCGAGTCTTTGCTCTAATTGAAGCCTAGCCCTTTCCTGCTCAGGGGCTTGCATGGCATTGAGGCGACCATAGATGTCAGTCTCACGCGCCTGCTGATCGGCTGGATTGCCTTGGAGCAAATCCATGAGGGTCTGCTGACGCCCATACCCTATGCCTCCTGCGAGGTCTCCTGTAACGCCTAGAAGCTGCTGCTGGAGAGCCTGCTCCTCTGGACTAAGGTTAAGGTTCAGCCCACCGGAAGCGTCTGTGGTGGCAGTGGCTCCAGTTCCGGAGGTGACAGTGAATGGCTTGAACTGCATATTCTGGTTGATGTTATTAATAAGCCCTTCAGGGAAGGCCCCTGCCATTGTAGGGCTTCCGGTAAGGCCTGACATCAGGCCTGTCTGAGTATCCCTGATGTCACCTATGTACTTATCTGTAGCTACAGCCCCGCCAATACCGGCCAGCAGATCGCCGTACTTACTAGTGAAATCTCCGACACCGCCAAGGATGCTTGTTAATGCGTTCGCCATATTGCTCTCCAGCTAGATAATTCTGCCGACAAGTGCCTGAATGTTAAGTTCTTGGATAGCAATGGAGTTGCCATCTACCGTTGTTTCCAATCCAACTGACACAGCAGTTCCCTGCCCAGCAGCGTTTACTTTCTCGCGGTTAATCAGTGTGACAGAGTTAGAATACTCACCCGTGGTGTTATACTCGGACGTGCCATATTCTGCGACATTATTCGTAGGAAGGGTATAAGAACGCTTCTTATAGGCCGTTCCATAATCATAAGCCCAGCTTAACGCGACTAAAGCACTAGCTCCATTGAAGGTGGTGACGTTGATCTTCTTCAAGAACTTGAGCGTAGACGAGCTTCCAAAGGTTAGTGGATGGCTAGAATACGTCAGGACATAGGTTGCGGCATTATCATTATACCCTGAATACTCTGATATTCCGCTCACAGTGCCGACATAAAGTGTGTCATCTCTCAGGTTTGTAAAGCACAAAGCCCCCATAGCTGTCCATGTGGTGACTCTGTTACTTCCGTCCTGTAGCTGTCTCTTGGTGTCAAAGACATAACACACATCTTGGGCGGGGAATAGAACGATTACAAACGCCTCTGTAGGGGAGTAGTGAATCTTAATATTACCTGTCTCAGAAGCGATGGCGTTTTTTAAGTCTTCATCCACGTTTCTTGAAATATCACCTAGCGGAGCTGACTTCTCTTGGATAGTCCTAGAGAGGCTTCTAAGCCCTGATTTATCCAAGAACACCAAGTCCTTGCCCGTTGATGCCACCGAGTCTCTACTAACGCAACCAATGCTCGAAACGGTGTCGTAAAGGGTCATCGTAGAGGGGTCTTCTGCACCTTGGTAGATTACTATGGACTCTTTCCCGAATATCACCAAGAAACCGTTGTGGGCTGCTAGAGCTACAATCTCGTCATACCCATTAGGCCATACTTTCGCTATGTCGATTGACCCGGAAG